CTCTTGAAAGGAGAGTAAGTTATGAGAACAGCAGCTAAATACAACTGGATGAAAACAGGCAAGCAGGTCTTCTATGACAAGTCTACTTATGAAACCTTGCAGGCCATGTACCCCATTTCCTTCTACGATGATTTCACCGGAGCCGATGTTGTTATCCCTGCAACCGGGGCCGATGAGTCGGGGTGCAAGTGGACTAAGAAGATTGTGGGTGCTGCGCCTCCCACTGTCGCTGCGGCTTCGAGCACTGTTGACGGGTTTATTTTGTGCTCTCTGACCAATGCCGATCAGAAACAGGACGCGGCATTGCATATGGACGACCAGCTTTGTTTTTCCCTGGCACAGGACATCATTTTTGAGGCGCGTGTGGCTGTGACTACAGTCCCGACTGATGTCGCAATAGCATCCTGGGGGCTTTGGGGTGCCTGGGCCGATGGTGGAAGCGCATATCGTGTAGGGTTCGAGTGTATTGCAGGTGGCACTGTGAATTGTGAGTGTGACGACAATGCTACGGACACCTCGGCGTCATCTGGTGAGACACTGTCAGCATCTGAATATCATATCTACCGAATTGATTGCACGGCACAGACGAATATCAAGTTTTATATTGACGGCGTTCGAGTATGCGCCACAAGCACGTTCAACAATGCTGCGTCTGCTGCAAACAGCAAATGCCAACCGCATTTTGGGCTTTACAAGGCAAGTGGGACTGGTGTTGGGGTTATGAGTGTTGACTACTGCAAGATCTGGATGAACAGGAGCTAATAGGAGGGCATCATGGGTGATCCGATAAGACGGCATCAGGCGACTGGTGCGGCGGCATTGAGTCAGACGATCTCTCCTGGGTGTGCCTTTCAACTGGAGCATGTCAAAGTTCATCTGTCCGCGGCTGGTGGTGCAGGTGATCTTACCGTTTCCATAGATGCTGACCAGGGCGCAGCTTATGACATTGTTCTAAAAACTCAGGACATGACGGCGGTCACGGATCTTGTCTGGTCTCCAGAGCGTCCTTTGACCTTCGAGAACGGGGATAAGATCGTTGTCGCATGGGCCAATGCTGGAACAAAAACTTACGGACTTGAGGTTGGTTGGCGGAGGCTGTAAGCCGATGAAAACTACCCTTGTCACAGCTCCGGCATACATGCCGATAACGCTTGCAGATGTGAAGGCACATCTTCGCGTAGAGGATGCCTTTACAACCGATGACTCATATATTCAGAGTCTGATATTCCAGGCAGTAGATGAGGTCGAAAGTATTCTCAACCGAAAGCTCATTACTCAGACCTGGAAATACTTTTTGGACGATTGGCCTGATGGGGATGATATAGTTTTGCCTTATGGCAAACTACAGTCTGTGACGCATGTCTATTACACCGACTCTGACGGGACTCAGCAAACAGATTTTGATGAGAACGACGAATGGACATCGGACACAGATAGCGATCCAGGCCGGGTGATTTTGAAATATGGCGAGTCATGGCCGTCAACAACCTTGGCCTATGAGAACCCTATTGAGATCCAGTTTGTGTGCGGGTATGGGACTCATGCTGTTTTGACAGTAACAGGCGCGACCAATGCTTCACCCATTGTTATCACGTCCGGTACTCATGGACTGAGCACGGGGAACCGGGTTCAGATAGCGAGTGTCGGCGGTAATACGGCGGCGAATGGGACGTGGATCATTACCAAGTCGGATGATAACTCGTTTTCCTTGAATGGGTCCACCGGGAACGCTGCTTATACATCAGGAGGCACGGCTGTTAGGCTGACGGTCCCTGAACCGATCAGGCAGGCCATTAGGTTGTTGGTTGCTGAGAAATATTCATATCGTGAGGAAACAATAACCGTACAGCTTGTGAGTGGCATTAAGGGTTATATCATAAACCTTCTTTGGCCTTATAGGTTGATGTCATTTTGAGAGCAGGCGACTTAAAGCATTTGATAGATATCCAGGAGGCAACTCTGGTTGCTGATGGGATGGGAGGCCAGACTACGACCTGGGCCAATGTATCGGGTCTGTCTGGTCTCAGGGCTGCTATATGGCCTCTGTATGCCAGTGAACGCCTTGAGGCCATGCAACTGGAACACGCCATTTCGCACCGGATCAGGATCTATTACAGGCCAGGGCTAAATGCCGACATGCGTGTAGTTTTAGACAAGGGAGGCGAACGTATTGCCAGCATTGTGAACCGAGACTTTAGCGCAGCATCGGCTTGGACCAATGCGACGATCAATGCCTATAATGAAACGGGTGATCTTACGATAACTGCAAGCGCGGCGGGACAATATTGCTACCTCCCTGTTGCATCGGCACCCATGACGAAAGGGTGTTCTTATAAGCTGTCATTCACCTGTTCAAACCTTGTCGGCCAATGGTACGTCTACGACTACAATGCTACACACCAGATAAGCCAAACGGTCACAGGAGGCGGTGCGACAAACACTTTTTACTTTACTTATCGTGGCACGGGTGGAGGCGGTATCAGGTTGACCTCAGTCGGTGCGACAAGTTCAGGTGACTTCGACAATTTCAGCTTGCGAGAGGCGCGTCTGTTCAATATCAAGAGCATTATCAATGCTGATGAGAGGAATGTGTCTCTTGAATTGCTGTGCGAGGAAGTGAACTGATGCGATTATCAATGGATAAGTCTGACCCAGGGTTTAACCCAAGGTTAGCACGGAAAGCGCTCCCATATTTAGATGGAAAGTATGTTGACTATGTCATAACCGCCGACGAGGATCAAGGCTTGTTGGTTCGGTACAAGACGCAGGACGACAGCCACCGTGGTGACAGATTGGTTCGCACACTTGACGGTAATGGGATTGAGACAGAAGTGCTTTTTGGCAAGGTATCATTGCGGTTTAAGGATACGAGGAAGTGAACTGATGGAAGCTCACTGGAAAAACGTCAACGAGGTGATAGCAGCTATCAACCATCCATTGGACGAGGTGTGCCGCAAAGGTGCCGATGATATTATGAACGATGCCAAAAATATTTTGATGTCATTGGCCGAGAAACCTACCGGGAAACTTGCAAGTGAAATTGAAATTAAGAAGTCTCGCTTTGAGGGTGGCGGTTACCTGATAGTGGCGCAAGGGCCTGGAAACTATAGCAAATATTATGCCAGTTTTGTTGAGTTCGGAACCAGTTTGATGACTATGCGAAAGCTCCCTGAGTTCAAAGGATATATCCCTTATATGCGGACCGCTCTCAAACGCAACCGTGCCAAGATATATTTGGCGTGGGAAAAGGCGTTAGGTGGTGACGAGGGGCCAATGGTATGAATGCTCTATTGACGGCGATATACAACAAGTTCACAGCGGCCCCTGTCAACACCCTTTACACGGCCTTGAATGGCCGCATGTTTACACGCTATGCACCGCAAGGGACGATCTTTCCCTATGCTGTGCTCGACATTGTTTCAGGGGTAAGTGACTGGACATTTGACTATGACTTTGATGATATTGACATCCAGTTTAACTTATTTTCTCAGTCGTCCGGTGAGACAGAGATAGGTAACCTGCTTTCCTATTTGCGATCACTATATGACGACTGCACGTTATCGGTGTCAGGTTATACCCATTTGTTTATGAGGTATAGTCAATATTGGTCCTTGTCTCAGCCTGACGACAGTGTGAGACAATATACCGTCCAATATCGCATCCTGTTATTGCATTGAGGGTAGTATATGCACTCATCGTCTATGCAGAACATGCAAATATTCCGTGACCAATATGCTCCGGTCCCTATAGGCAGGTTGATAGATGTTGGGAGCCTTGATGTCAATGGATCTTATAGGCCACTTTTTCCTCGATGGGAGTATATCGGCTGTGATGTTGTTCCTGGCAATGGGGTTGATGTTGTCCTGAAAGACCCGTACCATTGGCCTATACCTGATAACTATTGCGACCTTGCCATATGTGGGCAAGCACTTGAGCATATAGAGCATGACGATCAGGCTATGGCTGAGATGGTGCGGGTATTGAAACATGGTGCGTACTGTTGCGTTATTGCGCCGTCTGCCGGGCCTCCTCATCATGAGCCGGACTATAGACGATATACACCGGATAGTATGCGTGGTCTGGCAAAAAAGGTTGGGTTAACGGTCATTCGGATAACGATCACACCTTCCAGCATTTGGAAAGATTGCACGATGATAGCGCAGAAATTGGGCGGCAGGCCACAAACAGCGCAAGAGATGGAAATTGAGGCCAAGCATATCAAGGCAATGGCGGCGAGGCTGGCAGCTAAGAAGGGGTTATGACACCGGCGAAGGTGATCCGGTCTGGATGCGATAGGCACAAGGGACTTTTAATAGGCGAGGTAAGATTATGAAAAAATTATTGGCTATATTGCTTGCAGTCATTGGTACGCTTTACATGGTGAGCGTACATGCCGAGACGTACCTGGATGGAATAGAGACTATCCCGAGCGTGTCCTCGCCTTTGGTGGATATTACTACTGTCACTGATGGGAATATCCCGTATATGCAGGCGGCGGCGGCAGGGTTTGGTGACTCTCCATTGTCACGGTCAGATGCTACGACTTTGATAGTGACAGGGACACAACCGACCATTGGATACAAAGACACCAATGCGGCGGCCCTTGATACTCTATTCCAGATATATGGGAATGCTACGGATACAGGAAACGGAACAGAAGATTTCGATGTTATCATGCAGGGTGCTGTTGGTGGAACGTTGTTCACCTTTTTCAGCTTTGACGCCGATGGGAACTTGGCACTTGGCTACAATGGGCAAACGACTATTACCGAGCATTTGACCGTACAGGATGGAACGGTCAATGTTGGGGTGGCCGGATCTGTAGCGGCGGCGGTGGCTCTGCATGACGCCGGAACAATCACCATGCACGATGATGGGAATAACACCAGTGTGGCGATTGGACCTGTCGCGGACGGCACTACAACCCTTGGCCTGACGGGTAGCCTGGATGCCTCTGGAACTATCTACGCTGCGTCATTTGTGGCTGATCCATCCG